AGTAATTTTGATAAAAATATGTTAGCAAAATTGGTAATAGCTGCTTTTTATATATTGATTGATTTAGCTAAGTATTGTATGGAAAATTTTCCTAAGACATGTGAATTTGTGCCTGATGATATTATTGTCATGGTTGGGCTTATGACTGATACAGCCTTTCCTATTATGGATTTCTTTGGAGAATTAATTCAATTTTTCCTAAGTAATCCATCAGGACAACCTTTAACTACAATTATAAATTGTTTAGTAAATTGTTTGTATATGAGAATGGCTTTTAGTGTTATAGCTAAAGAAAATTCTAATGTAGTGACAGTACGGCAATTTAAATCATATGTAAATTTACTCACTTATGGTGATGATAATATTATGAATGTTAGTCCTAAGATCCCATGGTTTCATCATACTTCCATTCAAAAAGTATTAGCAGGCATGGGTGTTAAGTACACAATGTCTGATAAAACATCTGAGAGTGTTAAATATATTACTCTTCAAGATGCAGATTTTCTTAAGAGAAAATTTGTATTTGATGACGAATTGCAATATGTTATGGCACCTTTAGAAGAAAGTTCAATAGCTAAAATGTTAAATCTACATGTAACATCTAAAATTGTTACACCAGAAGAACAAGTTGTTGATATTATTCGTTGCGCTAATCGGGAATATTTTTTCTATGGAAGGAAAAATTTTACTGTGAGGCACAATGAGTTGAAATTAGTGATATCCGACTGTAATCTTGGAGATTATTTTCGTGAATATCCATTATTAAGTTTTAATCAGATTAGAAAATCTATTGTTTAATACTTAATAAGACCTTATGAGGTCACGTCCCGTGTGGAACCGATGGGACATAAATCGCAAACAGATCCATGTACTCTACGAACACTCAAATTATATCTGTACATACTAATTTAAGAGAAGCGATTGTATATATTGGGAAGTCTTCACTAAGACACTCCTTTTTAGGAGAGAGTGCCCGCTCATTACTTGTACAAACCGTAGCATGGATTGAGTCATCCATGCATACGTATAACGACTTGCAACAAT